TTCTGGTTCAAATGATACTGAGCCAGAAGTAAACCCCATTGGTTTCCAATAATCTAAGTTATCATACTGTGATAAACCATTTGCTTTTGTTTTACCATAAAGTGATGTTGTTGTAACACCAGCCAATGTATCGCCATATACTTTCTTCCATAAATCTTGTACTGTATCCGATAAACAAAGTAATGCTAGTAGTTTACCACCAACATAATTATAACCTAGAGGTTGCAAAGGAACAATAGTAGAACCAATGGCAGTATGATTGATCATCTTGCCTTGTGTCTTTAATTCTCTAGGCCAACCAATAAAGTTATCACGTGGTGTTAAATCAAGGAAGTCAGAAGAGATACAAATAACACCAAGATATTTTTTGGTAACTTTATCTTGTACGATGAAATTTAGATTACGACCGATATTGGAGTTGTTCTTCATCGTAGATACAAAGGTACGAATGGCATTCCAAGTTTCAGGAAGATCATCTTCTTTATTACAATAGATAAGTTCTGGTTGTAGATTCAGATAGTCATCTACACTTTCTGGTGACCAAATATTATCTTTAACTTTGGCAAGAATGCGTCTTTGATTTTCGTCAGCAAGAACTAATTTAGAACCTTCCCATAGGTCATTAATTTCAACCGCAGGATATTTCTGGTGTACCTCACACCACTTTTGATACAAGGTGTATTCACGAACATCCATTCCTGAAACATAGGTCAAATCTTTAATAAGATTCTCACGAAGTTCATCAATATTAACATTGTTAAAAGAAGTGGCAGGATTTTCATCTTGCCACTTGACCCATTGTTCCTCTACAAACTGTTTCTCATCCATTCTTTTTTGCTTTTCTCACAATTGTTTTTACGGTTTTCTTTTGTTTTTTTCTTGCCATCTGTAACGCAACTGGTTTGGCATAAGTAACAAACTTGATACCGTTTAAGTGATCTAGTTCGTGTAGAAAACATTGAGCACTTACACCTTCAAGTCTACCTTCTTTAGTATTACCAAACTCATCTGTATATTCTACATCAATCCAGTCTGGTCTGTCAATACTTAAAAATAAACCTGGATAAGAAAGGCAACCTTCTCTGTTCTTAACGGCAGTTTCGGATTTCTTTATTACTTTTGGGTTTATACAAACCATTTGAAATTCATCTGTGCCAATAACAAACATTCTTTCTGACACTCCACATTGATTGGCAGATAATCCAATACCACCATACAATTTCATGGTCATCTTCAATCGCTTTGATAATGTTACCATACTTGGACTAGGAAAACCACCAGTATATTCTGGCATTACAGTAAGTAACATTGGATAATCTTCACCAAATAATGGTAATGGATCAATCTTTTCTGTTGTTTGTATGCCTGCTGTGGTATCAATCGTTAGTATTTCACTCATTTTTCTAGTACCCATTCTTCAGCAAAGTTTTCTGCTGATTCTAAATTAACAAAAGATGCTGTATATCTTGCACCAAAACCATCAGTGCAGTTCACAATATATTTTTTCGTTTCTTCTTCCAGGAATACGACCGATTTACGATCTCTATCCATGTATCCACTTATCTCTATCATTTTACTATCCTTGAAAAATTCTTTACCTTCTCAAATCTAATTGTGTTTGCAAATTTATCTTGAAGTATATCACCTTTGTGACTGATAACAAATAAATTTACATCCTCAAGACCGTGTAATATCTTCATCAATTCTTCTGTACCTGTAGTATCTAAAGACGAATCAAACACCTCATCAAGTATTAATAGATTGGTACTGGATGAGTTCTTCAACTTAGCCACTGCACGCCATGTCAACATCAATGCCATATCAATACGTTGTTTCTCACCTTCAGAGAAGTTATGGTAACTAAAGTCATCACGGTGTCTAGACTTAATTGTTTCTTTAAACGACTCATCAAGGTTGAAGTTGACAAAGAAGTCCAACGAAGCAAGATACTTGTTCACCAACTTGTTTATGATTGGTAAGTATTGCTTGATAATCTTAGTCTTGATACCTGAATCACGAAGCAAAGATGCCGCAGTATCATAATAAGATTTCTCTTCAATCAAATTTCTTAGATCATTTTCTGTTGTTGTTATCTGTTCTTTCAATATCACCAATTCATTTGTATCAGCATCTTCTTGAATGTTGTTTAAGTCTGCAATTTGTTTTTGAAGTTTTGCAATTACTGATTCTAGTCCTGCTTTACCAGTTTGTTTGGTTGCAAGTTCAATTCGTATTGTGTGTAGTGTCTGTTCATCAGAACGTAATTGAACCAATGTAGTTTCATGTTCTGATATCTTTGTTTGAAGTTCTGTTAGACCACTAACAAGTTCCTGCTCCTTTGATAATAGGTTGCCCAAGTGCCCTTCTTTAAACTCCACGGTAATGGCCTGCCTACACGTTGGGCAATCAGCATTGTGTTCATAGAACTCTCTATCTGTTCCCACTTCGGATATCTTGCTTTCAATTTTAGATTCAATTTTTTTAAGCGCAGTAATCTTTTTTTCATTTTCAGGAATTTTCTTGCAGAGTTCGGCATATGCTTCTTTCTGTCGCTCCAGATCGTCAATCTCTCTACATAGGGTGCGTATGGTTTCTCTGCAACTTTGTATCTCACTCTCATATTCTTTTACCTTTACATCTTTATCTTCGTTGAGTTTATCTTGGTATTCTTTCTTCAACTGATACCGTTGTTTAGTTAATTCTATTTCACTTTTCTTGAGTGTAGTGTTTTCTTTATTGATACTCATTCTTTCTTTTACTAAACTATTCATAGTAGAAAAGATTTGAATGTCTAACAAGTCCTCAATAATAGAACGACGATCTGATGCCGATAACTGCATGAATGGCACGAATGATGCTGAACCAAGAATAACAATCTGAGTGAATGATTTATAGTTTAGTTTGATAATAAATCGTTCTAAGTATTCTTGATAGTCTCTTGATGCGGCATCTTGATTAACTAGAATTCCATCTTGGTATATTTCAAAGATATTTGGTTTGATACCACGAACTATCTTATACTCTTTATTACCTACACTAAACTCAACCTCAACTACACAATCTTTACCATTGATTGAGTTTAATAAGTTAGGTTTGTTTATGTTACGAAATGCTTTACCAAACAAGGCAAAGCACAACGCATCCAACATGGTTGATTTACCTGAACCATTAGAACCAACAATCAATGTGTTGGCATTACTGTTCAGTTTTATTTCGGTAAAATGATTCCCGGTGGAGAGAATATTCTTCCACTTGAGTGTTTTAAATAGTATCATTCAGTTTCAGTATTGAGTGCTTCAACATAAAGTTCACGCATAAGACCTTTAAGTTTATCACTTTCTACGTTCAATGTCAAGTTATCAATATATTTGGAAAGAATCGTCATCGTATCTTCTGCCTGATCAATCAAGTCTTGATCGGCATTAACGTTCAGATCGGTAAAATCTTCAACGATGGAAATGTCGGCAGCACCTGCCTTGTATAGATTATCAATTACCATATCAAATAGAAATGGATTATTTTTATTTACTACCACAACTTTGACATATGCACCTTCATACACAGAATAGTCAAATGTTCGGTATTGTTGTGCCACGTTTTCTAACGAATCATCATAATTTATTTTGAAGAACATGCGATATGGATTCCTAATGAATTTCATCTCACGTGTATGTGTATCAAAGATATGAAATCCACGTGGATCATTATAATCAACCCACGTGATTTCATTTGGTGTGCCAACATAGAAGATGTGACCATCATCAGATTTGTGATGAAAGTGGCCACTCAAAACGATATCATATTTGGATAGTTTATCTTTTTTAAGTCCACCTTCATGCACACTTACTGCATCCATCTTAAAGCCATCAATTTCAAAATGACCAAAACAGATTTGTGATTTACTTTGTTTTATCTTATCAAGGATTTCAACTTCATTATCATCACATAACCAAGGCACAATATCAACATCAATCCCGTCAAAGTTAAATGTAGTAAAAGAATCACATACAGTAACGTTGTCATACTCGTTTAGAAGTAATTGTGATGAGTTAACCTGTAGGGTGTTTTTGAATGCGACATCATGGTTTCCCAACAGTGTAATGAACTGTATACCATATTCTTGTAATTTCTGAAAGAAATATTCACGGCATAGATATAATGAGTTGAAGTTAATAAACTTCCTACGGTCAAATAAATCACCGAGCTGTACCACAGTGGTAACATTGTGTTTCTTTAAATATGGAAAGAATATGTTCGTATAGAACTTCTCTACGTATTTATGGAAATCTAATGAGTCACCTCTCATTCCAAAATGAGTATCACCAAGAACACATATTTTCATATTAATAAGGTGTCACTTTAAATCCCTGTAAGCAATATAAAGAATCACGTGAACCATCAAAGATTTTATTGTAACCTAGATCACGCATCAGATTATCAAACTCTTCACGACTTGTTCCAGTAAGGTAGTGATCAAAGGTAACAACCTCAGCCCAAACACATGTTGGTTTGTAATCACCTACTCCTTGAAATACTTTTAATTCGGCACCTTCTACATCAATGTGAATGAAATCAGGTACAACATTTATTCTCTTACAAAAAGTTTCTAGACGAACTGAACTAACATCATATTCTTCACCATAAACTTTACCTTCTTGATTAGAAGGATTTATTTTAAAAATACTTCCAGAATCAGGATGTTCATTACCATATTGAGTCAACGATGGGTTATATTTTATTGTTCCATCAATATGAGAAACCGCAGTTTGAAAATAATTGATACCATAATCAACCGCTCGTCTTGTATTATGTTCCAACCAATAATTGTTGGCTTCAAAGGCATATATTTTTGCCTTTGGCATAACTCGCCTTAAACTTACAGAGTCATCCATATTCATAGTACCGACATCAAAGAAAACAAAATCTTCTGGAAAGTTTCGTTTAACCCAATTCATATTTAAATCACTCATTTAATTTCCTTTAATTATAAATTTCAATATTACTATTCTACATCATCCTCTAAGAAAGATTCAAGCCCTTCCGACTTCTTTGCCTTCTTTTTCTTTTTATTCTCTTCAAAATTATGGATAAACTCCGATATATTATCATACAATTCAAACTGTTTCATGTTACCGTTTTCATCCTCAAACATTTCACCTTCATCTAATAACCCAAACTGTTGGGTTGCTTTATACTTTACATACAGTTGTTTCTTCTCACGCATAATTCTACGTAGAAAGGCATAGTAAATTATCTGTGTAAAGTAGGCAAATGGATTCTTAGATTTGGCTGGATCAAAGTTACGGAAGTACATGATACAGTTCTCTACACCATCAGAGATCATCTCATCTCGGTAAGTATATGAAATAAAGTTTGGCTTGCGTGACAAGTGTTCCGCAATCTTCAGAAAACATTCACCAATATAATTTGGTATATTCGGTTCAAGGTTATCTGATTCTTTTGCTTTCGCACAGTCCTCATGATACTTGATTAGTGCTGCCAGAAAGTCGGCATTGTTTACGTAATGATTTGAAGCCATAATAAATTTACCTTAAATAATGCTTGACATGTGTTCGGGTTCTATGTAAACTGCTTGTGTTACCATTGATGTTATTGGATTATACATTACCATAGATGTTGTTCTTAATCATCTTATAACCTTTCAGTAGTTCTTCAACTCCATCATCTAACGTATACATCGGTTCAAACCCAGTTGCTTCTAACTTGGCATTAGAAACGATATAGTTTCTCTGATCTGGATCTTTCTTAATCTCTCCTTCAATAACTGTAAAACCAGGAACATGTTTCTTGATTATCTCACACAGTTCTAGTTTAGACACATTTGCAGATGAAAGACCTACATTATATATTTGACTCTTCATTGTATCAAAATTATAAATGGCATGAATGAATGCATCACACACATCCCGAACATGAATGTAATTACGTTTAAAATGTCCTTCAAAGATAATTACATAACCATCATTCACTGCACGATAAGTTAAATCATTTACCAACAAATCGGTACGCATACGTGGTGACATACCGAACACAGTTGCTAACCTATAACTGATTGAGTTCTCACGTTGCATCAACATCTCTTCTACTTTAACTTTATCAATAGCATACTTAGAGATAGGATTAAGTGGTGATTCTTCAGTACAGAAATTATTCTCATCACCTGAACCATATGCCGAATTAGTTGTAGGCATAATTATTTTTTGTTCTTTAGATACCTTATCAAGCATCATAAAGATCGCTTCTTTATTGATAGTGTCTGCACCAACAATATCTTTATTACATAATGGTGCACCAACTAATGCTGCCAATGGAATAATAAAGTCTGCATTTTTCAATAATGGTTGAATGTGAGCAGGATTCCGAATGTCACCATTAACTACATTGAATCTAGGCCTAGAACATATATGATTTAGACTTGCCTGCTTGTACATGAAGTTATCAACTACTGTAACATTAAATCCTAAATCTAAAAGAAACTCTGTGAGAATAGACCCAATGTAACCTGCACCACCTGTTATTAAAACATTATTCATATTATACCTTATTTAAAACGTCAGTAATTTCTTTGATTGCACTTTTTGGTAATGATGGATAATTACCTATGTAAAAACTATAAAAATGCATATGATCTGTGTTAGGATACTTCTTGTAGTGATCTTCAGCAACAATACCTTTTAGATATGGTTGACGTAGTTGATTACCACCACCAGCAGAACCACGACGGAATTCAATTTCGTTGTCACGCATTTTACCCATCAATCTTTGAACAAACTCTTTATTTGCATACTCAGGTTGTAGTACAATGTTGAATGCATAGTTACTGCAACCTACCAAACGGAAATCTACTTTATACTTCTTACTATCCAACTTGGATAAGAATTCAAAAAGATTCTCATTTCTCATTATAACATTATTATCCAGGTATTTCAACTGGTTTTGACCAAGTATACCACCAATTTCGGTATTGCGAACATTGTATGCTGGATAGGCAAAGATGAATTCTGGATTTAATTCTGGATACTCCGACTTATATTTTTCGGACATTTTTTCTGATGCACATTCACGAACCATACCATGTGAACGTAACATACGAACGGTATGATAAACGGTTTCATCATTGGTACATATCATACCACCTTCAATGGTAGACATGTGATGAGCAAAGTAAAATGAGAAGTTAGACATCCATCCAAAACTGCCTAGAAGTTTACCATTGTGTGTAGCACCATGTGACTCACACACATCTTCAATTAATGGAATGTTTCTGTCTCCTAATTCTGTTAGAAGTTTTTCTGAGAGACAATCAAAACCTTGTGCGTAGGTAAGAAACACAGCACGGGTTTTATCGGTAATAGCATTGATGATACCATCAGTGTTCATGCCAAGAGTATCTAAATCAATATCAACAAATACTGGAGTGAAACCACATTGAATGATAGAGGCAATATCAGATACCCATGTGAATGGTGGTACAATAACTTCACCACCTTCTGGATGTTTGATCTTCAACATCGTCATTGAAAGAAGATTGGCAGAAGCACCTGAGTTTACAAATACAGAATACTTTACACCCAACCATTTACTCCATGCTTCTTCAAAAGCACGGCATTCTGGGCCATTGGTTAGTTTGGGATTGTCCTTCTTTAGATGTTCAATTACCAAATCTAAATCTTCTCTGGAAATATTGTCACTCATCAATGGGTACTTCATAATCACCTCATAATAATTTTGGAACCTTCGTAATCAAATTTAAAAGGTATCCATACGTTGATTTGTTTTAATGCATCTTTAATCTTTTGATGTGCATCTGGCGGTGCAAGAAACATAAAGAATCCACCACCACCTGCACCCATCAATTTGCCACCATACGCACCCGCTTGTATTGCATCAGTGTATATACTATTTATGTGCTCGCTGGAGACACTATCTGTAAGTGTTCGTTTTAGTTTCCATTGATGTTGTAAGAACAAACCAATATCAGAAAAAGAAGATTCGGTTTCAAATGCTTCAATTGCAAACCGAGTTAGTTCTTGCATATCTTCTAATGTTTTAGTAGATTTACCTTCTTTGATGGAGTCAACTTGTTTTTTTGCTTGAACTTCGGATAGTCTACTGATGCCTGAAAATCCTAACATAATATGAGATTCAAAATCATCAACATAACCATCAGAGATTTTCAGATCACGCACATTCATATTGGCACCAGATAGTTCTATAACTTTGATGCCACCGTATGCTGCCATGATTTGATCTTGAACACCTACTGATTCACCAATAACATTCTGTTCAATGTTGATTGCTTTCATTGCCAAATCAAATTGAGACAAAGGTTTTTTACCAAGATAAACTTGAAGAGCGTTGATTAGTCCAACAGTAAATGAAGAAGATGATCCAATGCCAGAGCGGGCAGGAAGATCACCATCATGAGTAATAGATATACCATTAGGCACCTGTAAGTATTTTAGACATGCACGTACAGATGGGTGTTCTATTTGATCAAATGTAGGTATACTTTCTATTTTAGAATAGATGACACGATTCACATAATCAAAGTAAGGAGGCAGTTGTTTTACACTAATATAGCAATAGTTTGCCATAGCAGCAGAAACTAATTTTGTTTTATTTGATACAAACCAAGAAGGATAATCTGCACCACCACCAAACAATGACAACCGATACGGAGTTTTAGAAATTATCATTCAAAGTTTTTAAAATATTATCTTTGTTTAGTCCTAATTTGTTGAGTAGATATTCACGACCACCATTTTCATAGACATACATCTCTGGTATGGTAATTGTTTTAATCTTCTTCATAATATTCGCATCAGCACATGCTTCCATTACAGCAGCACCTAAAGAACCAGATGGTGTTTGTTCATCAATAACAATCACGCCTTTAGATGCTTTGATCACATTCAACAATGTTTTTGGAAATGGTTTAGCTTGAATTAAATCAACACCAAAAAGTTTTCCATGTGCCTCGTTGTGTGCTTGTTTAACAATGTGTGCCATTTTACCCGAACCAATCACCACAACTTTATCTTCGGTAACTGTGTTGTCCATTAAACGATAGTCTAAGTCGTTTACAAAGTTAGTTACTTCTAACTCTGGTTGATCATGGCGGTCAAAACGAATGTATGATAACTCTGGCTTGTCTAACAGTTTCTTTGCCAATCGTCTTGCTGTACCAGCGTCTGCGGTAGTATAGATGTTGCAGTTAATAATAGAACGCAGACAAGCAAAGTCTTCCGTGATGTAGTGAGTTGGACCAGCATCGGCATAACCAATGCCAATACCAACTGACATGATACAGATAGGCAAGTTCATCATACTTGGACCAGTTTTGATCTGTTCAATAGCACGAAGAGAAATGAATGGTGCCATCGCATAACAGAATACTTTCTTACCTTGCAGTGCCAGACCAGTGGCAATATCAATCATTGCCTGCTCAGAAATGCCGCAGTGAATAAAGTTTTCTGGATACTTCTCACGCAGCACATCTAATGCTGCTGCACCAAAGTCTGCGGATAAAAAATAAATATCTTTATCTGTTTCTAACTTCTCTGTAATTTGTTCAATAAAAGCATCACGCTGTAGCATCATTAATCTCCTTGCGGCACTGTTCAATTTGTTCTGGTGTAATTGCTTGCATGTAATGCCACTCAGGTTTGTTTTCCATTAATGAGAAACCTTTACCTTTGACTGTATTACATAAAATAATTTTTGGTTGATATGATGTTTCATTTAAAGCAGCAACAATCGCATCTGGTTCGTGTCCGTTGACTGAGTATAAATCAAATGGAAATCCTGTCAACTTCTCACGAATGTTATTGAGCATTAAGCAATCATCCGTTTTACCAAGAATGATAAGGTTATTGATGTCAATGAAAATGGTCATGTTTTTGATTTGACGATGAGCAACAAAGAGCAATGCTTCCCATGTTGAACCTTCATACAATTCACCTTCAGAGATGACTGTGTAGATGTGCTGATCTGGATTAGCAATTGCCATACCTGCACCAACACCAACACCATGTCCTAGTGAACCTGATGTCATATCAATACCAGGAATAGATATGTTACCAAAGACACGCAGACACGATGGTAATCCTTTACCCCAATTATCCCAATCTTCTTTTGGTAGAACACCAAAATGTTTCAGTATAGGGTACAGTGCTACTGTAGCATGACCTTTACTGATTAATACTTTGTTACGGAATCTATTTGTGCTTTCATTATAACTCATGTAACCCCCATGATATAAAGTGGTTACGATATCGAGCATTGAGAATGTAGAACCTGGATGTCCTTGTCCTACTTCCACAAACTTCTCAAATAATTCTTTGCGGTATTCATTACCAATTCTTTTCAAATCCATTATCAATCTCCAAGTAACTTGCGTTTCAATTTAATCTGCGCCATTTGTTCAAGGTTTTGTCGTGAATCTAAACCAAACTTTGTTTCTACCAAATCTAAGAATGGTTTATGTGAGAAGTATTTGTGCCACGCTTCATCACGAAACTTGAGAACTTCTGGACCAGTTAGAGTTTTAGTACGCAGTGGTCGGCAATCATATGATAAGAAAGCATACTCTTCAAATGTTTGTGGTAGTTCCCAACCATTTTTCATAGCATCACGATGTAGTGCAGAACCTGGCAATGCCATTGCGGCGTAGAAATTTGCATGTTCACAATTCAACTCAAGTGCAAGGTCTAAAGTTTCTTGCATAGTCTCATATGTATCTTCTGGAAATCCAAACATATAGTTACCAAGAATATTGATGCCAGCATCTTTAATATCTTTTACGATCTCGTAGATGTCCACATCTTGAAACTTACCTTTCTCAATTTCCAAACGAACATTACGGTTGCCTGCTTCAATACCAAGACACAACCAATTTACACCAGCATCTTTGAATAGTTTCAATTGGTCTTTGCGAACTGAATCTACCCTTGCATATGCCCAAATGTTGAACTTGATGCCACGTTCAATCAGACCTTCTAAAATTGGCACATAGTATTTTTTGTTAAGGAAGAACATCTCATCAGTTAAACGAAGTGTTCTTACACCAGACTTCCAAAGATACTCCATCTCTTTCAAAACTAATTCTGGTGACCAGAAACGCATACCTCTTGAATCGGATGCAACAACAGGATCAAATGATGTGCGATTAACAATATTAATCATACAGAAACTACAACCAAAAGAACAACCTAACGATGTGGAGATTGCAGCAAATGGTGTACGACCTTCATCTTTAAAATAGTTATGCCAGTAATGAGCACGATACTTATTAAAATCTATCAAGTCCCATGCATAACCAGGCATCACACGATCCATGTCAGCAGTTTGTACAATTTCTCCTGGCGCACCATTCATTGGTAATCCATATGGATTATTGTTTCTTTTATAAACAAGTCCACGTACTGTGTCCAAATCACTTTTAAGATTTGTTTTCAGTAAATCTAATAGACCATAAACACCTTCATTGATAAAAACAAAATCAATAAATGGAGAACTGATTGTTTCATATGGCATAGCTGATGCATGTGAACCAATGAAAACAATTTTGATATCAGGATGTGATGCTTTGAGTTGCATGGCAAGAGCGGTAGCACCAATCATCATCGTGGTGCCAGAGTTTGGATTTTGTCCGTATAGAACGAACACTGCTAGTCTTGATTTGGTTGCGGCAATTTTGTCTGCAGCTGTTACATCATCACATGGTTCAGCATCAAAGTCTAAGATACAAGGATCATAACTCTCAACACGAACGGCATTTGCCAATAACAGTGCCCATGTTGGTGGTTCAATTGCTGCATATTTGTTTGCTAAACCTTGATATGCTTTGGCAGCACTGCTCGGTATAACAAAAGTTACTGTTTCACCTACCATAATAAATCACCTTTTTAATGTAGTATTCTGTTCTTTACTTCTTCTATATATTGAGTTAATTCTTCCATACTATACTCTTCGGATTCTTCTTCTTCACCTGCTTGTTCTTTTAGCAAAGATTCAATCATCTCTTCAGATTTTTCCATTTCAAGCATGGTTTTGATTACAAGATTTTCATAATATTCTACCATTGATTCTTTAGGATCAATAATAGTAATGATATCTGAGTTATATACCAATGCACTATTATCTTTGATGAGTTCTACTGGTAACCACGGCATCATCATTAACATAGTTTGACCTGTGGGCATACGGCGATAGATCAACCTCATTGGATCTTCAAGAAGAACTGTCTCTTCTTGTTCTTCACCTATCATAGATGCCATAATATCTTCACCAGTCTGCATTCTTATAATTTTTACATTATGCATTCTTGACCTCTATGTTGTAGAACTTGTATTTGAACTTTTCTTCATCGTATATTTTAACACGTTCGGCAAAATGTTTCAAGGTAAAATTTACATGTTTGCCTGTACGAAAATCATCTACGATATCATATAGAACTGCCTCAGTTTTGTTCTCACCTATTCTTAGACCACGACCAATAGACTGTAAGTTTCTTACTCTTGATTTGCTCGGAGAAGCAAATATGACATTATGCAAATGCCGTATATTGATACCGGTACTAAAAGTGCCGTAAGAGGCAACAATAATTGCATCATTTTGTGTCTCTGTAATCTCACGGACTTGCTCACGAACTTCAACGTCTGTTCCACCATACACAAAAAAAACGTGGCGATCACCAGCTTTTTCTTTAATAATTTTGTGTAGTTCTTTACCATGTCTATCAACTAATTGAAATAATATAAGTGAGTTACCTTCTAACGATAGTGCTAGATTACGAATAAACTCGTTACGATACTTACTCTTTACTATATATTCTATCTCATTTTGATAGTCCCAACCACGTGATGCTTTACAGACTTCTTCTGGATACTTGAGTATCAATGCTTTGATCTTAAAGTCTGCTAGTTGTTTTTTCTCAATCAATTCAACAGTGGTAGTAGATTGAAACACTGGCCCAAACAAACCTTCTAGCACCAGTTTATGTGTATTTGTACCATCAATTGTACCTGTACAACCAATTCTATATTTTGCTTTAGTTAGACCAGTCATGATAGTTGTCAATGACTTTGCTTTGAATTGATGAGCTTCATCACCAAGAACAAAGTCAAACTGTTCAAAGTATTCTGGTGGATTCTTATAGATTGATTGCCATGTCGTGATAGTCAAAAACTTTTCTGTTACTTTATCTTTACCTGAATATTGACGATGGCAATTCTTCTCTGAATCATATCCATAATCTTCAAAGTCTTTATACATTTGTTCTACCAATGATGTGGTAGGAACAATCAGCAAACCTTTTTTGTGGTTACGCTGTATGTACCGAAGTATAATGTATTGTATTAAAGATTTACCTGATGCTGTGGGTGAAAGTAATAGCATTCGTTTGTTTCTAATCGCATGAACGAATGCTTTTATTTGATAGTCACGAACTTCATGAGGTAATTTTAATGTATCAATGAATTCTTTTGCCTCTACAATAGAGAAATCTATAGTAGAATTAATTGCTGAATCTATCTCTAACTTGTAATCTCTTTCAGTGCAAAATTTTTCTATGTATGGAACAAGACCATGATATATGGTTGTTGAACGAAGGTCAGCAAGTCTTATCTTGCCATCCCAAAGTCGATTCTTGTATGCTGGCATAAACTGATAACCAGGAACATAGAATGTAAAATAGTCGGCAAGTTCTTGTGCTATGCCTTTGTCACATGCAAATCGAATGAATGCTTCATTCTGTTTATATAAAACGAGATCAGACACCTTGTATAAACTTTTCCCAATCAATGAACGATCTAAGTTGAAATGTTCTAGAGTTCAGTTCTTTTAATATAGCATTACATACTTCAACAACTTCTTCATGCATCATCTTAGATGCTAGGTACTTATTGATATCTTCATCTGCATCTAAGTATGTAGTGATGTCGGATTTGAGTGTAAATGGAAATGGTTCCCAACCATGCTTCTTCAAGTCATCATCATCTAATTTACCTGTGTAGTATTCCCACTTGAGTTTCTTCATGCGGTTATATTTAAACTCAGCATC